GGGGAGGCTGGGGAGGCTCCGCTTCCACCTACTTAGGCATTCGCGTTTCGAGAAGGAAGAAGCATAGGAGATCCCCCGCTATGGAGGAGTCCCCGTTACCAGCATACGCAAGACGGAATTGGTTCTCATCCTTGGTGTTCAACATACGCCCATCCCCGCCAATATCCTTAGCAGAGAAGGTTCTGTTACCACTGTTGGTGAGTTTGAACGATATAGATCGGTTGTCAACCCCCGTGAGCGTATTGCCCAGGCCAATTTGTATGGCCATAGATCCAGCAGCAGTTGAGGATGCTTGAGCCTTCCATTGCACACGCAGTGAGCGGATTTTGTACTCAGAGCAGGCTTTCAAAGTGCCCCCCCCAAGCGATGGCGTATCGCCTGAGGGTCCAAAGGTTAAGTAACCCTTGTCATTGCACTTGAGACCATACAAATGATATGGCCGCCAGTCCCCGTTGCCGGATCGGTTTTGTCTCTTCCTATTTCTACGTCTTGGTCGCCTAGGCACTGTTGTCACAACGACAACAGGCTTTGTAGCGACTTTCTTACGCTGAACTCGATTACTTTTCGTGTTGCGTCTTCTAGCCATAGTAGATAGGTTCACAGATTTTCCTTATGAATTATTCACTCGGAAGGCTCTGATGGGCCTGGTGTATTTATCTTAGCAGCCGCTCACCAGCGGCTAGGAGTTTACTGTCTTCTCGGACTAGGAACCATGTCAATTCATGGTAGGCTTTTCAGCCCGGCATCCCTAAGTAAGGGCCTCAAAATGAGACCCAATCTCCCAACCCCAGCTGCTCAATTAGATTGTCAACATATGACTGGGGTAAGTGGCGCATTTCCTCCAAGATTGATTGGAAGGCCATAAGCCAGCGTTGTCTGTCATCTGAGATTCCACTCTCAGGAGAGACCCCACACAGCAAGCCAAAAACCATCTTATCCAGGTTCTTGGGAATAACCACTGAGGGAGCACGAAACAAATGAGAGCAGAAGTCGAACTCCTCCGCTCTCTCACACTTGATACCCAGTCGTGCATACTGGGTCAGATCCGCGCTGACACTTTCTAGAGCATCATCCCCCATTGTGACAGCCCACTCAGCCCCTGCATAAAGGGCGAGCATATACCTCATTCTAGAGTTAGTCGAGGAAGTGTTGAAACTCCCAGACTTCTGTATACCCGGAGAGGTTTGGGCAAGCAATAGGCCATTGGAAAGACAGAAAACTGATTCTCCAAGACAGGAGAGCCAGGTCTCACGCATTTTGCGTAGGCCTTGGGGGCACTCAAGGGTGAGCGCATTTCGGACTGCTAGTTCATCCTCCAACAACCACATAGGTACCGACCAATCAAAACCCGAGCAGTCTGTCGGGATTAGGTACTTGGACCAATTCTCCACCAACTCATTAGAAGGGCAACCCGCTAGGGTCGCCACTGATTCAGTGAAGTTCAAAACCTGTTCATCTTGGGAAAACCCTTGCCCAGGCTTGGATGGAATGGTGTTGTGCATAAGGAGCTCTATTTCATTTTGATCACGGAAGAGCATCCTTGCCACCAATTGGTCCACTATGGAGACAGAAGCGATTAAACGAAACCGCCTGTTTCGAATCTTCTCCAATTTATGTGGTTCCGGCTTTACAAACAGCCGGATCGGATCCACAAGACCCTCCTGCACAGCTTGAACTGGAGTTTCAAACTCTCTGTGGAGGAGACGGAATAACCGCGTTGACACAAGTTCCCACAAGTCCTCAGCGGACTGTAGATCGAAGCACCAATCCCCATGGGAACGACGGCCGTTGTGAGCGGCGTATGGAACGCCGCAACCAGCCTGCGCCTTTAGGGAACGGATGCACTCAAAGAACTCAAAGCGCAAGAGCGCCTCGTCAAAATCAACGGCCCAACTAGGGGTCGGAAGTGCGGTGGACCGATAGGTCTCAATGGTGCGATTGATAATATCCTCTCGCTCGGCTTTGGAGGGGATGCGTGCATTTGTTTGCGCAGCGGCACGCCGGGCTGCTTGGTAACGGAGCGAATCTAGCTCTGCATCTGCCCCTGTGTCTGGCCAGCTGTAGCCTTTACAACACTCTTGGAGGGTCGTTGAGGCCGCAACTCTAGCTTCCCCCCACTTTGAGAACCCTTTGGAAGGGGCTTTATAGCAGGTGAAGGGACAGCTCCCGACGGCTTGGAAGCCTGGGGCCTGGATCTCTTTGGGCTCTTGCCACCGGTAGAAACCCTCGAATATGGTTTCGATGCCCGTGGTTTGGTATGCAAGTGTGAGGAGACGGCCTTTTGGATCATCTCCGACACCATTGCAATTGAGATCGGTTCGTTCTTGAGAGGGGGGGGAGCCTGCTTCTTTACTTTGGCCGCTTTCGCAGCCCTTCTCCTCTTGTTGTCGGCTGACTTCTGCTCCGGGGTCATTTGAGACCTTCGAGAGGGTCGGCCGCTCTCTCCATTGTCGCTCTTGGCGGGCAACGGAGAAGTAGGGGAGGTTGCAGGTTTGGCAGGTTTTCCCTTTGGGACCCCACTCCCAGTGGGGGCAGAAGAAGAAGTCATCGAATCCGGACTTTGTTTCCCCGGAGTCGACCGGGTAGCCTCGTTTCCCGAAACAGCATTCTTTGCCGATTCGTCATAAATGTCGGACCATAACCCAGCAGGACCCTTTCGAAGCTCTTTTTCCATTTCGGTGATTGAAAGAGTTGTAAAACTACTTTTGTTCACCCAAGCTTTGTAGTCATTCTTCCGGGTCTTGATTATAATTTCCTCTCCCTCATCCAAACCGTCCGCGATCTTGTAGATTTCATCCATTTCCATGAACGTTTCGCAGCCGGTATACTTGGGACCAGAGGTTGAGGTCAAACCAGGCACAGGCATAATGCCGCTAGCCCGGTTTTCTGGGTATTTATTATTTGGCCAAACACCTAAATGCATGGCAACTATGTTGTTCTTTTGGTCGAAAATGGGTAGACCAGAATCACCATAAGTGGTGTCCGATACAACCCTAAACATCCCACCATCAGCCCCAATAACTTTAACCGCTTGCGCGTTCCACAAATCGTCCCGTTTGTTAAACAGAACATAGCGAGACGCCCTAACGCAGTCGGTTGTGAGAAGGGGCTTCGCCCGGGCCCCTACTACAGAGGCCCAGTTACAAGTGATCCCCATCAAAATTAAACAATCTTGGGATGAGCACTCGTAGGCCGGCACGAATTCCGACATCAAAGCTTTGCCGTTGGGCCCTTTCACATATTTAGTGTCCTTCCAGACGTGGGTGGGCATCAAGATGCCAGTTTCACCTATGTCCAGTTTAACACAAGACCCGTAGCCAACATGGCTGCCAAAAGTATCAAGGCATTCCATTATCACTCCCGTGGGAGGATCTTCCCGTATTTTAAGGATCTGGGACCCGGGGATGGTCCTTTCATTTGGAGAAGGGGTGTTAAGTCGCACTCCAAGCTTTGCAGCCTGGGGAGAGTTAAGGAATTTCACAACGTCCTTAGTACTCGCCCCACGGAGGGCTCTGACCAGCGCCCGCTTCGCCTTCCTCGATTTCGTCCTCAGAGTTTGGGGGTGCCTCTGGCCCGTCAACATCTTCATCATCCGAATCAATGTCAAGGGCCCCCATAAGAAGCAGGTCCGCAATGTAATTGCCGTCCAAATACTGAAAGCTCCGGCCCATCCTATTACGATCGAACTCATCCACTTGAGAATTAAAAGCGGTAAAGCGATCAATCCCAGGGAGACTTGTAATGTCTTCAGTGGCCAGGCCTGCGAAGCAACATAGAGGGCAGTGCCGTAGGTCATCAGGCGAAAGGGCCACCGGACTGCCAACTGATAGATTAAAGCAAGCAGACAGACTGTCCAGTATGCGACCACGGTTTCTAAGACGCCAGCCACTTGGATCAACATTGCGGCTACGCAACGCAAGAAGTAAGCCGGCAGGAGTCCCAGAGACGCCCATAAGACCTGTAACATATTCCACCACTCCATACCCATGAAATATTGGTTGGAACATTTGAGGACCTGCATGGGGTGGGGGAAGACCATAACAACTCGGCATCTCAATTGAGAGCAATCCCATTTGGGCCAAGTCAATTGCAATAGAAGCCCCTGGCAGTTCCCAGTAACATTGGAACGATAGGGCTCCTCTTCCTTCGCCCCTAGGTTGGGTTTCAAGAAGGCAGACTCCCAGCCTGGCTGCGCAGATGCGTAGGCGGCTGAGTACGGGGGTTGGCCCGCAGAGGAGGAAGTTTCGCCCAGGTAGGGGTTGCACCCAGCACCCGGGTTTATACAGATTGGAGTAGGGGTGGCCCCAGCTGAGGGCAATGCCACAAAGCAAGTAAAAGCAAGCAGCGAAGTCACCAAGAGGAGAGCCGAGTAGGCTCCGCTCAGCGGTGAGGCGCAGTTGCATAAGCGAGTCGCGCAAAAACCCATAAGTTACAATTGGAAGTTTGTATGAGAGGGGTAGTTGGTCAACTTCAGAGAATGGCATTAACTATTTAAAGTACGCTTGTACACTCTTTCACAGTGGTCTAGAAATATGACAACTTCAACGCAAATCACAAGAGAGAGGATTAAGGAAGCAGCAGAAATCTC